TTTTTCATCTGTTGAGCGACCCATAGTTTGGTCCACAACCTCATCATACTGGCGAATTGCCTTACGGTTCGCTTCGACATTCTCTTTCTCCGTTTTAATCTTTTCATCCAGTAACGCAATTTTATCCACAAGTGGTGCATTGTCTGCTGAATGTTCCAAGTGTGCCTTTGACAAGAAGCCAAAGATACCCATAGATGTAATCAACATCAAAATAGTTACTGCAATAGACAAATAAGATTTAATTAGTATTGGACATTGTTTCCAGTTTCTATACAGCCATGATACCGTTACAAGTTTCGATGCTTCTAGAATCGAACCCATAATGATAACAGGCCAGAAAGAACCTGGAAAGATTTGTGCCAAACCAATAACAGAATAGTAACCAGCTACGCCTGATAATGCTATGGCTGTTAGTAAGGTTAAAAATATCATGCAAAGAAGTCCTCTAAAGAATTAGTTTTTTCTGCTGACCAATTCATGCATTTCAAAATTACACTGATTGGTTCCAAGAATGCTTTGTCGAATTGTAAATCATAATCGATATAATTGTCAAGCTCAAATTCTTTTGGTATTCTACCAGGGAAAGAGATAACATCATTCTTAAAATGATTCGGCATTTTCAGATAGGTAAACTTTAATTTTTCGCCTTCTTGGATAAGTGGATATTTCTTGGTTAGATTCATCTGTTTGAGGTGGTGGTTATACACAATCGCACCACGAACGTGAATTGGTGTTCCTTTTTTAAACAATAATACCGGATCCGAATACGTATTCAGTCCATTCAAACCACGTGGAAAAGATATTTCTTCTGGTGGTAATGTTTTGAATTCTTTTCTAAACTCGGCAATAAAGTCTTGCACCTGTTGTTCGGTGCCAGTCATCATCAACTTAATTGAATCTTTCATCTTTTCACGAATCGCAGAGGGTGTGGAAGATTTAATCATTTCCAAACCCATCACTTTCATGTATGGTTCAGCATACTGCACACCTTCGTTGTTATACACATTTAGAATATAACGTTTCTTGGCAGTCCACACACCTTTGTCAGAAAGACCTTCACGTTTCATCTGCATCTTCTGTGAATATGCATGAACGTAATCAGCCAATTCTTGATATGATTCGTCTATGTAAGGTTGTATCTTTTCTTCACAGATTTTATCCATGATAGAAATGACTTTTTGTTTGTCGCTTTGGTCTTTAATAAATTTATCAACCAACTCACCCATACGTAGATAGATTGAATCAGTATCGGATGCAATCACATAATCAACACCTCTGGTGTCGAGAATACGATTCATGTAGGCATTTATTTTTGCTTCAATCCAACGAATCGATAACTGGCCTGACTGAGTGACTCCCAAAGCCATGCGTAGGTCATAAAACCTAAAATACTGGCTTCCCAAAGCACCGTAGGCAGAGTTAAGGGATACTTTCTTTGCGAGTTGGAGGTTGTTGTATCTGGCAACTCGTTTTTCAATGTCGTATTTTTTTGATTCGTCTTTTTCATTTTCATACTCCTGTTGCGCTTGCAACATCATCTTTTTAAATTTCTTGCGGTCATTATACATTTCTTCCAACATCTTAGGTAAGAAACCTTGTTTATCTGTTCGGAAGAATTGACCATTCGGTGTAATTGTTGCACCTTCAAGTTTGTTGATTATACATGATTTATTCAATAACTTTTCCACAGAAACAGTTTGTGCCAGAATTCTACGCATTTCATCTGTGTAGTTTTCTGGTTCAATTAGAGTTTCTGGACTAATATTGTATTGCATCATCAAGTGTGGATATAGACTGTTCAAGTCAAACGATGCTACCCAATTATGTAGACCTACCTGAGGTTCTTTAACATACGCACCTTCGAATGCTGAATCTTTTTCCTGCACATCACGTGGTGGAACAATAATACCTTGTTCCAACAAATAGGAATAAGTCATTGAATCCCACATACGTGTTTGTGCAAAGATATCTTCGTAATTACACTTGGTATCATATGCAAGAGTCAAACCAAGTTCAATTAGTTTCAGTTTGTCATCAATACGTTCAACAAGAACAACGTCACGAATGTTATATTCAATGAACTTTTGGTGATTTAAACGATACAATGCATGTAGGTTATCATACTCATCATATGACAATTTACGTTCACCGATTTCCACGTTTGCAATATTGTCCAAACGATACGATTCTTGTGACTTACCACCTGGCGCATACCACTTGTATAATTCAATGTAATCAAGTTGTTCGATACCCAAGAAACCGTAAGCAATCATTTGACGGCCATTGATAATGGTTTTACGTTCTGTGATAAAGTTCCAAGGAGACAACTTCTTAGTTTCATCTTCACCAAGAATTTTACGAAAACGGTTGACCAAATATGGAACGTCAAAGAACTTGGTGTTCCAACCAGTTAAAACATCTGGTGTGAATTGTGACCAGTGATTGATGAATCGTTTGCACAATGTGTATTCATCATTACATTTGATATATGTTATCTCAACACCTGCATTGGTTTCATCCAGTTCATGGTTATAATCACCACAACCCCAAACAATCATACTACCACCGAGAGTTTTTAGACCAATGGCGGTGATAGGTTCATTTGCTTCATATGGATCAGGAAAACCATTCTCAGAACCAACCTCAATGTCAATATTGGCGACATTAATCTTATCAATATCCCAATCAACCATTTTTGGATGTTGGTCAGCAATAAATGCGTATTCAAACCTAGTATTACCAAAGATTTTTGGTGCACCAGGAAGACCGTCATATTGTTTTACGAATTCTCTGGCTTCACGAATACCATCAAATCGTTTTGGAACAAGGTCTATACCATCAAGAGACTTGTGTGTGCCTTTATCTTTACGAGCTGGAAGATAAAGTTGTGGTTCATAGTCAATCTTTAATCTGATTCGTTTACCGTCTTTGATGCCACGATAGAGAATCTTACCACCATAAGATTGAACGTTTGTGTAAAAAGTTGTCATTAACCTGTAATAATTTGTTGTTGACCTGGAAGAATTAGACCTACACCGAAAATTTGGTCGTAATTTTTGACAAAATCTTCTGCTGGAACATAGTAGTATACAACATGTTCTAGTTTAAAGGCAATAGTTGAATCTGATTTCTGTTCGGCATGGATTGGAAAAGGTGAGAATCCTACATTTGGTGTGCCATCTTTACCACGGACAATCGCAATACCTAGTGGATTTTTGATTACCATTTGAGTTTCGGTATGGGATTCGACTTCACCGATGACTTCTTCACCGGTAATTAATTTCATTGCATAAATTTTCATATTCATCCTTTAGCATAAATAATTATATAGTTTGACCTGATGCAAGAGTATATCATTTTTTCGAGATAAAGTCAAGTAAAAAGATGGTATAAAAAGAAATGGATCCACTAACCCTCTTTGCTCTTGCAAATGGTGCTGTTGCAGCCGTTAAAAAAGGTTGTCAATTATACAAAGACATTAAGGGTGCCGCTGGGGACGTAAAGGCTGTCCTAAAAGACCTAGACCAGCAATTTCATAATGCGTATGCTGCAAAAGGCAAGTCACCATCTCCTGAGGCAAAGAAACAATTTGTAGAAGAAAAAAATCGCATCATCGAGCTGAATAAGAAAGGTGGTGAGGTTCATAACGTCTATCAGGAAATCGGTGAATTTCTTGGTCAGTATTATGACAACTATCATAAATGTTTGGCTGTTTTGGAGGAAGAAGAACGCCGCAGTAAAAATGAAGTTTATACAGGTGAAGCTTCATTAGGTAAACGTGCCCTACAACGTGTTCTAATGAGAAAACAATTGGAACAAATGGGAACCGAGTTGCGTGAATTAATGGTTTACCAATCACCACCTGAACTTGGTGCTTTGTATACCGAGGTTGAAGAAATGATGAAAGTGATGGGCAAAGAACAAAAAGTTGCCATTGCTCTTCACATGAAAAATAAAGCTATCATAGATGCAAGAAACAAAAAAAGAAAAGAAAAAATGATAATAGATTCAGTTATTGGATTTTCAATATTTTTTGTTATCGCTGTTGTTTTTTATATTTTTATGTTAGTTGTTGATGGTAGAATAGAAAGACATCCGGAATTAGGAAATTGTGTGGTTCCAAGGGGTTCATATCTTTATAAGAAATGGACAAAAACTATTTGGTCTGAATGTAAATGAGAGACCTAAGTAAATGATTAATCTATATGGAGCATTTGATTGGTACATAGAATTTTATCTTTATTGTTATTTCTATCCTTACTTTTTGGCCAACAAACTGTCAGAGCAGAATTCTTTACCGCAAAATCCTGGCTTGTGTCAAATATAGACGGCCATATTTTGGATGGAGAAGATGTTGACAAGGTTAGACCGATAGCAAGCATAACAAAATTATTAACTGTTATGGTTGTAATGGATGTCAAACCCAATATGAGTGAACAATTAACACTTACAACAAAATTACAAGATAGATTGCCTGCAAAGAATCAAACACTCAGTAGAGCAGATTTGATTTCGATGGCCATAATACACAGTAGTAACAGAGCTGCATATACTCTGTGTGAACATTATCCTGGTGGTATGGAGAAATGTGTTGAAGCTATGAATAGAAAATTGAAGTCTTTGAAGATGGAGAATTCTATTGTTTATGAACCAACTGGTTTGGATAAAAGAAACGTC